GTAATTTCTGTTGTGCCTACCGTAATACTACTAGAAGCTAATTTACTAACAGCAATAGCTGCACTTGCATTAATATGAGTGTTAGTAATATCTACATTAGCTAAATTACTGAAATCTACTGTCGCGTCAATTTCACCCTTAGTACCACCAAATACCTCACTAGTATTTGTAGCATCAGGAATAAATGTAAACTTACCTGTACTATCATCATAACCAAAAAATCCAGATTTAGCAACTGATCCGTCGTGATATAAAAATTCAACACCACGATCTTTATTATCATCACTACCTGGAACTGTATCTCCACCGACTCTCATTACAGGATCGTCAACACTCACAACTGTAGAATTAACAGTAGTTGTCGTTCCATTAACTGTTAAATCTCCTTCAACTGTTACATTTCTTAATCCACTTAAATCTTTATTGCTATCTACAACAACTGCTTTACTAGCAGATACTGTGCCTCCTGTAACTCCATCTAAAACGTTTACTTCTGAGGCACTAGCTGTAACATCTGTAACTTTATCTAAATTAATTCCTGTAACACCAATATCTATTGTATTGTCGCTATCTTTATAATTTAATCCTAATCCACTAGTAGCATTAAGACCTGTTCCAATAATATCTTGTACATCTTCTGCACTTACTGAAGAAGTTGCAGTACTATTAATAGTAATTTGACCACCAGCATTACTCAAAGTAATATTACTACCAGCAACAATATTAGCACTTAAAGAAATACCTGTAACTTGACTATTACTATCTGTAACCTTTGTAATACTTACTCCACTACCACCAGCAGTATGTATATCATCAAAAGCTATGCTAAGAAATTCTAAACTATTCCATGCTGTAGTACCATCACCAATCTTAATTCTATCAATGGTAGTATCTAAACCTATTTCACCAGCACCTAATACTGCTCCATTACCACCATTGGCTGTGGACCAATCGCTTGATGAGCCTCTTCTAACTTGTAGTAATGTGTTAACTGGCATTGTGTATTCTCCGTGTTATGGTGTGCCACAATCTATATTGTAGCTATCTATAAAATTTGTTAAATAATTATCTAATCCAACTATCTCACTAGCATAAACAATAGTTGCTGAAAAACCTGTACTAATTTCTACAGTGTCTACAACTGTACTTGTAGCTTCTACAGTTTGAGTATTATCATCTGTGGAAATTTCTATATCAACTGTACTGACTGTATCGGATATCTCCAATGTAAAATCACTCATTCATTACACTCCAATGCTGTAGTAGACTTACTAAATCTCTTCTGTATAGTTACAGTACCAAACAATAATCTGGTGACATATTTACCACCTTGAGTATAGTGTAGCTCATCAGACTGTAATTCTAAATCATACTTAGCATTATTGAATGTAAAACCATTAGTAGTACCAGCAGGAAATAATAAATTAATTTTTCCTAAAGTACCTTCTAAATTAAAATCATAAATATTTTTATCTGTATTATCACTAGAAAAAGTCTGTGTAGCATTAGAGCTGGTTCGCCATGTCAATCTAGCGCACCATCCTGAAATATCAATAGGATCCCCATTAGAATCTTTATATATTAAAGACATCTTAAATGAGGAGCCTTGTTCAATAGTAAAATCGTACTGACTTGCGCCCATATTTAATACCTCTATAGTGTTATATTTATTAGTACACCAGACATCAACTTATAAAAAAAGCCGCACAAGTGTGCGGCTTCTCTTACTTAACATCTATAAAGATAGACTAAACAGCGCCAAGGATGACTCTTCTGTTATCAAGAACAGCGAAGCCTTGCTCAGCCCAGCCATAGAAGCCAGCTCTCTTCTGACGATGAAGTGTGTCATCTTCATAGATCTGAACTGGTTCACGAACTGGCATGATGAAGCTGTCTCTCTTGCGAAGATCAAGCCCAACAACCAATTCAGTAGCATGACCTGTTGGCATTGTAGCGCTAAGAGTGTTCTCATAGAACAACTGATACTCTTGGCCATCACCAAGCTCATCGAGGTCATGAAGGTTGACACCGAAGATTCTGTTTACAGAACCATCAGCCGCAGTGTAAATCTCACGACGAGTAACTTCGTCGACCTGATCAACACCCCAATTACGAATGTCTTCCATAGCTTCTGGAGAGACATAAAGATCAGTCAGCAACCCACGATTGTTGGATGCTGAGTTGCCACCGCCGTTACGACGCATAACAGTCTTAAGAAGAGAAACAAGTCTCTTGCTAAACTGACCTTCTGTAGCATCACTATCATATACGACGATGTTGCGATCTACACCGGCGGCAAGGATGGTGTGCCAACCGTCATCATTCATCTTCTTAACGAATGATGCTTCGAGTACTTCCATCGCGCGACCTACTACGTCCCAGCGTGCATCACGGGCATACTTTAAGAGATAGTCGATGCTTGCACCGATATCAAAAGTAGGAACCATGACGTAATCGCCTTCGACGTGACGCTCTGGAATATAGCCGTGATTAGGAACAGTATAGGCAACAAAGTCCTTTTCTGTACCTGGGGCTAAGAAATCAAGTGGAAATTCTGGAGTAGCACTCTGGGCCAATTGAATTGGCTCAAAGATACCATCAAGAATGTTGCCACTAAGGACACCTTGACGGAGAGGCTGCTCTAGAGCTTTCGCAAATTCTGCAGTAGCAGCTAGAGAGGTCTCTCTGTGCTGTGAACCAGACTTAACTAAAAGATCAGTTAATTCTGGAGTTGGTTGAAATGCTTTAGTTTCTGCTGACATGTTTTTATTCTCCCTTTTTATTTAGGCAATGTTGACTGCTACTTTGACATAACCATCGGAATCTCTAGAACTCAAGAATCTACCAACGCGATAGTTCTCGTCTTCAGTGGTACCATCCGCAGGTGGAGTTGCACTGAATAGACCACTTGCACCGACATAGGCTGAATCACCAGCAGCAATTGTGCCAGTAACCTTGTCAGTTGTGACCTGACCAACTTGTAGCAAAGTAACTTTGCCACCACCCTGAACCTCATCCTTATGCCAGTTAATGTGCTGACGGGTGAGATCAATATTTACAACGTCATTAAGAAGAACGCCTACAGGTTTGCAGCCACTAGTTGCTGTAGCATAAGATACTACTGCACTAGAGTCATCCATAGCAACGCCAGAACCACCGGTGCTGACAGATGCTACTCCACCACGCACAATAGTGCTTGATGTAGCGTTGTTCATGAAAAATGAAACATCAGTTTGTGTTTCGATACGATCTGGTTTTAAAGCCATGTTTAATTCTCCCTTATTTTGAGGTATTACCGAGTCTAGCACTTACAAATTCAACAAGTTCACTACGAACACTAGCTTCTGCTGATTCAGTTTCTGATTCGTCGTTTCCAACACTCAGATCAACGGTTTCTTCAGCTTCTACTTCTTCCAAAGCAGATTCAGCTTCTTCAAGTTCTGAAGCCTTTTCTTTCTCTTCCTTCTTTTTCTCTAAAGCTTCTTTCAGAGCTGGTGGCATTGCTGCCTCAGTCTCGTCATGTTTCTTAGCTTTTTCTTCTTCCTTTGGCTTCATAGCCGCAAGAAGTGAAGTAATAGATTCAAATGCTTCGTCATCAAGACTTTCAAATTTCTCAACAGCAGCGGAAGCAGCATCGTCTTCAAGACCCGCTTCAACCAAATTGGCTTTTCTCTTCGCAAGCATCTCTTTCTTTGCCATTTCTTCTTCCTTCATCTTGTAGCCAGCGATAACTTCATTGGCTTCTTCAAGAGAGGTCTGAGCGGCTTTGAGAGCTTCTTCGAGTTCTGTTTTACTAGCGACTACTTCTTCGAGTTCAGATTTGGCTTCTTCTTTTTCTTTCTTCATCTCAGCCATTTCTTCTTTCTTAGATTTGACTTCTTCGTCGTGCTTCTTGGCAAGAGTTTCTAACTCTTCTGATTTTGCTTCGAGCAATTCTTCTTTTTCTTTCATTGTAGCCTCTAATGTTTGATTGGTTTGTTGTAGTTCTGAAGCAGTTGCTTGCGCTTCTGCTACCTGGTCTGCACAATTTACAGAAACAGAGTCTAACTTTTCATTAATTTCTGCAACTTGTTTTTCGATATTTTCACTCATAACGATATTCTCCGTATCTGTATTGATTGTGGGCTTATTTTCTAGTACACCTGTTTTTAATAAATTGTCATTTTTTTTATCCAATAAATCTTCAATTAATCGTTTATTGAAAATGATACTATCAGGATTGGCTGGCTTATTAACAAAACCTTTGCCACTAAAAGTAATATTGCGTAAAACTCTTCCTATCTTATAGTTGTCATGTTCGCCTTGTCCACCATAAGCTTTTAAGTACTTTGTTAAATATGCTGTACTATCATTTCGTGCTAATACTTTATAGTCTCCAGTAACTTTATCTGTTAAACCATAATCAAAACCCTTAAAATAACACTCCATACTAACATATTTAGTACCGTTCTCAATTTCAGCAATTAGCTTTTCAGCTCGTTCCTTTAGTTCTGGCGATGAATATGCTTTATAAATAACGGAACCAGTAACAATGTGGAACTTATCTGGAAGCTCATCTACTTCAATATCTTCAGCAATAGTTTTACCTTGATTATCAATTGGCCAGTTTGATGTAATATGGCCAATAATTAAATTTTCATCATGTTCTAAATTCGTAGGTTTGTGCTCAGGTGTCTTTCGGGCTGCCCATACTTCAGCTCTGTCAAAAACATCATCATTTCTATTCCAAGACGAACTAACCAATATAGACTGAACATAATATAAATCAGCATCATTCATAGCAGCCATTGATTTGGTCTTGATCTGATTTTGTTCAATATCGCATGGTTCAACAATAGATGCATAAGAGATAGAATTAGAAGCAGAAATTTTTTCTGCTAAACCGTCATCTGTCTCTTGAGAATAAATTATCATATGTTTTACCCCTAATTATTTTTTAGTAGACAATAAAAAGAAGCTTTCGCCTGCTTTTGATCATCCACTGTAAGATCTTTATTTAGTTCGGAAGCCAACTGTCTTAACCATACACTATAAGTCGTCAAGTGTTGGGTATCTAAATTATTTAATTTTTCCTGAACGTATTCTTTATTTATTGTGCAAAATGGTGTGCTATTGAAAAGTATACTGCTTTTAATATTTTCAAGCTCTTTAGATTGATCATTTGCTAAACTTCTGAGATTTTTCTTTCCAAAGAAATCTAGCAATATTGGGTTAATAATTTCGCTAATTTCGTCCTGTGCAGCTGATGCCCAGAGATGTAAAGACGCTCCTGTTTGTGGGGTGAAAGTGCGTTCTTTTCGCTGTTCTTTGTCTTTAGAATTTCTGGGTCTACCTTGCTGCGGTTGACCAGGCAAAGACTCTTTCGAGTCTTTTGCCAACTTTGTTGGTTTAAAGGCTTGCCGCATTTCGAGTGAACTTTTCTCTCCATCTTTCTTAGGATCTAGTTCTAATCCTACCTCACTCGGACTAGCTACTCCGCTTTGTAAAGCTATTTTCTTGAGGGAATTTTCTGGCTGCGGATCATGGTATGGGCTGGATTTAGGTATCATGCGATCTGACTTTCTTTCTCTCTTTTCTCTGTTAAGTCTAATCTTCTCCATCTCAGGATCAAAACCGAATCGTTTCTGTAGTAACTCATCAGAGATAAGATTTCTATCTGCTAGTTGTATTAGCAATGACTTCTCAGCTTCTTCATTAGATAGATCCATTCTATCAAATTCAATCATTGCAGGCTTTCTAAAACCCATAGCCTTTTGTACTAATTTAATTTCATCATTCCAGAACTTAATTAGCACATCTCTACCATATTGAAGTCTTTGTGTAAGTGTCTTAAGACTAATAAAATTATTAGTAGTTCCAGCTGCACCAAAAGTACCAGTAAGAGTTGGAGGAATACCAAGACCAGCATAAACACTATTTAAATGAGGAGTATATTTACCTTCACCTAAAAATTGATGAACACTAGTTCTACTTTCTAATAATTCAATATCTGGACCCCAAACTAAATCCATCGTACCTCCACCCACATTATTGCCTAAAATACCAGCTAGCTTCGCAGCAGCTGCTTTTGTCGGTGCAATCTTGTGTTCGAGACTACCTAATTTGAAAATTCTAATATTAGAAATAGCACCATCTAATGCCGCCATGTCTGCAAGTTTTAGCTTTTCAATAACCGTAATATCATCCATAATAGAATAGATCATTGGGAAAGCCCATCTTTGCCAATCGTCTTTCTTGTAATGGAATACTCTAACCTTTTGTGGGTTAAGTGGGTAGTTCTTTCTGCTTTTAGCTGCTTCCAAAATCTCATCTGGTAATTGTGCTACTACCTGTTTCTCTGCTTCACTCTTAGGAGAATTAATAGTCTTACGTAAGGATGCTGGTAAAATTAACTCGTATCTTTTATCTGTCACAAAAGAAGCCAAAGAACCTGCTGACACTTCTACATAAACAGGATCTATAAAAGTATACTTCCAAGGTATTTCTCTTTTGTCTACTGAGGTCTCATCGAGTGTGTCAATTAATAGATCAGCAGTTGCTGAAGTCTTATACATTTTCTCTGCTGTCTTTAATGTCAATTTACCTGTTTGACGATTAACAACAACATTACCACTTTTATATAGATTACTAAGAAATCTCTCACTTCTTTCTTTTCCACCACACTTCTCAAACCATCTTTTATAAAAGCGTTCAATTCTTTTATTAGGATGAACAATACGAATACCCTGACTACCAAAGTCACCCATCAAATCAATAACATTTTTTACCAAGCCTACTCTTTGATAAATATCCTCAGCTTTCTTGAGGATCATCTTAACTCTTTTAGGTACCGCTTCGTCTGGTCTGAAAAAGTCATAATCAAGTTTAGTCAAACCTGGACGACCAGATGTGTTAGTGTCTAGATTAGAATAATCTAAACCTCGTCGTCTTGATCCTGTGGTATGCTCGATAGCAGTATATTCAGACATAGACTCTGAAGATTTGCTAAGAGCTTCCTGTTTAGAGCTTAAATCATCTCCCCATGTAACGTAGGCTTCTTCGCCCTCAAGAGATTGGTCCGGAATGGCGTCACTTTTTGGATATTTTTTTGTCATATTATATTTTAACCGTAATAGGATTGCAATGCTATTAGTTTATAATACACTTTTTATCTATAAATGCCAGTATAAAAATCGTCATTAGCATCATTAGTAAACCATTCTGGTCCTTTATACATATCTCCATCTTGTTTTATGATGTCTGCTCTATTTCCTCCGATAACATCATAATTAGGAGCAGCTAATTTTTGCCTTGTTTGACGAGCAAGCATATTAGCTATTACTAAAGAACTATATCTATCTTTTCTTAATCTTCCCTTTTTACCATTTTGCATTTTAACCTCTGGAGTATCCCATCTATCTCTGGCTCCTGCTCCAGTGCTAGTTTGACTCATTACAACTGTAGTTAGCTCATTTTTAAGATCTTCTATCTCTAAAATACATTCACTTAAATTATCATATAATGGAGTTAAATCTGCCTCCATAATATCTTTGCCCTCTTTATCTAAAGCTAAACCCAAAGTTAATTGATCAAACCTAGGGAATAATAAAACTCTATCTTCAAAGTCTTTTCTTAATCCATGATTGGCTTGAGCTGTCCAATCTGCCTTGGCAAACTGGATAAGTTCTAGAATATGTAATCCTGGTTGAGAATCTGTGTCCTTACTTTTATCATAATTAATAGTAGGCCAGATAAGATGCTCTCCACTTTCTAAATTTCTAGGATCATGTAGAGCCTCTTCGATAGCAACACCACCACCCTGAGCATCCATTCCAATTATCTTAGGAGGAAAAGTCTTCATTAGATTACGAATCTTCCTTGCACAAAAACCATAGAAATCATGCTCGTTAACTAATCCTGTCTTTTGTCTTTCCTTAAAGTTACTTCGATTAGTAGTCCACGAATAGACTATCCTGCTGTGATCTTCATGTAACTCTAGAATTATAATACTGAAATTATCTTTTTCTGAAGCTGGGTCAATCCCATAGATATACTGATTATTAGGATTTCCCGTGACAACTGCATCGAAGATAATTGGTTTATTGTTGATAACCACTGGGTTATCCTCGTTTACAACACAAGATTCTATGAGACTACGTTTAAAGAAGCCATCGCTATCTTTGGTAAAACATGCAGCATATTCCATATTATAGATACCTGTATGAATAGTTGCTTTGGCTCTAGCTACCTGTTTATCATCCATAAAACCTTTAGGAATTAATTCATATGGTATTCGGATAATGCTGTAATCGTCCCAATTAAAATTATCAGGAACTTCTCCTTTGAACAATTCTTCTAGTTTATGCTTGTCACCCTTGCTCTCTATAATCCCTTTGTATCTTCTCCAATACTGAGCAAAGTGCTTAAAGCTATAGTCTGCTGTACCTGTTATAATCGCCTGATTACCCATCTTTTTTTCTAGACTATCAAACTCCTCATTCCATAGGCCAGCGTCCTTTAACGCCTTCTTACGAGCCTCTTCCTTTACATTCTGGATGGGACTAGCAGATACCGCAGCAAAACCAGCAACAACTGTCTCGTATATATCTGGAGAGATTGATGCGAATTCGTCAGCGATAATAATATGTGCTCTAAGACCTCGGATCTTGCTGCCATCACCCATAGGAACCGCAATAGTCCAACTATCACCAAGTCGTATCGTACACCTATCAACATCTCTTCTCGGCCCATCTTCGTTCCCAGAAAATATACTTCTAAGGATCGGACTGTTTCTCCATATAGTCTCCATATATTCAAATATAATCTTACTCTGTCTAAACGCAGCACCCACAATAACGATCTTCGTGCCAGGAGTAAATGTACATTTTAATATGGCATATAAAGCCATAAGGAAAGATTTACCCCAACCACGAGATGCTATATACATTGGAAATGGTCTATTCCAAAATTCCTGCAATATAACACACTGCATAGGATGTAGTTCTATATTAAATAATAACTTGCAAGTTGCCCCAACATTTCTAGGGTCTTTCAAGAGCTTCATCAAATGTAGATCTGGATTCTCAATTTCCTTCTCGGTCCTATGAATCATAGGATTATTAGGAATCTCAATTTTTGATAAATCACCTAGACCTAGCCAGGCATCATCAAACGTCTGATTTGGGTTGTCCGTAAAGCTCATACATTTTTCTCATAAGTGCTAAGGCCATCTTCTCTGCGTTGGCAGCATCACCACAGAATAATATTTTAACGTTGTGCAGTAGCTGGAGCTCATTTATGTGTTTAAGTATAAATTTTGGAGATATTCTTAATTTACTCCACATACGTTTGGGTACTGTAGATCCTACTGGATATCTTAATATGTCTTCTAGGTTAAATTCAAATAGTAAGAAGGCATGTTGTACTTTAGAAAGTCTCTCTACTACGTCTTTAAAGCGTTTTTCGGTTATATTATTAGCAAACTCACTTACATTACCTTTTCGTTCTATACAGAAGAATTCTTGTAAGCCTTCTAGGGAATAGTCACCTGTATCCAGTTTAGCTACAGTTTTCTCCATTTTGTTGAATTCCCAGGGATGTTGCTCCCTTGTGTCTACTATAATTTTAAAATTACTGAAGTCTATCATGGGCTAGTATTTTGAGAAATATAGCTTCATAGGCGTCTTCCATACCTTGGATTTGTTTATGGTGTCGTCTGCAAAGAGTTATACCGTTATTAGGGTCAAATCTTAATCCAGGGTAATGTGCCCAAGTTTTAATGTGATGAGCATTCAAGCCTCTTCTGGCTTTACAATTAGGCCATCTACATTTGAAGCCATCTCTCCTGTATACTTCTTTTCTCCATTTCTTATAGTTTGGGTCTTCGTAGTTGCGTTGTGTCATATCTAACTTCCCAACATATCTTGTATCAAACCTTCAAATGATACCTGCGGATTCCAGCCTAAATCGTTATTAGCGAAAGTGGGATCTCCACATAGATATTCAACTTCTGCGGGTCTAAATAAATCAGGATCAATCTCTACATGATCCTCTGGGTTTAATTGTACACTTTTAAATGCTAAATCTAGAAATTCTTGTACACTATGCGTTTCACCAGTTGCAATGACATAATCTTTCGGAGTTTCTTGTTGAAGCATCATCCACATAGCTCGGACATAATCCTTGGCATGTCCCCAATCTCGGTGAGCTGCTAAGTTACCTAGTTTTAGTTTGGGAAAGTCTGGAGACTTGCCACTAGCTATATAGTCTTTAATCCATTTCACAATCTTCTGGGTTACAAAGTTTTCACCTCTTCGGGGGCTTTCATGATTAAATAATATACCACAACAAGCAAATAAGTTATAGCCACTACGATATATTTCTACCATGTTATGCGCTGCTAGTTTAGCAATTCCATATGGGCTCTGTGGTAACATCTCGGTTTTCTCATTCTGGTATCTCTTGCCATCTGTTTCAGTAGAATAGTTGCGACCAAACATTTCACTGGTGCTGGCTTGGTAGAGTTTAGTATGTGGGGAATAATGTCTAATGCCTTCTAAGATATTTGTAACACCTACGGTATTAATTTCAAAGGTAGTAGATGGTTGTTTAAAACTAGTGCCAACATGGGATTGTGCAGCAAGATTGTAAAATTCATCTGGTTGATATTTTTGTATGGTTTGATAAACTCCGCTGGGATCAGTTAGGTCAAATTCAGTAAGTATAAAATTAGGGTCGTCTAATAGGTGAGTTACTCGTTCTAGATTGTTAGTGGATGAACGGCGTCTACATGCTATAACGGTATAATTAGATTGTAATAGTAATTCACTTAAGTATGATCCATCTTGTCCTGTGATACCTGTTACAATAGCTGTCTTTTTAGTCATCTTTTTTATCCTGAACTGTTTCTGGTGTTAATAAAGGAGTATCTACTTCTCCATCCTGATATTCGTGATATTCACTAAGTTTTTTGATTTGTTGTTCTACTGACATGTTCATAATTTCCATCTCGCGTCCTTCTTTTTCTCTGATCTCTTCGTCTTCTAGCATACGAATCAATCCGATCCAACTGCTTTTACCATCCTCAATACGTTTAATACGTTGTTCTCTGGTGGCTTTTAAGTCTTTACTGATTTTCTGTTGTTCGTTTAAAAGTTTAGTATATTCGTTTGTATAGTTAGCTATACTATTACGGGCAAATGATAGTTGAGTTTCTAAGTTAGCTAATTTAGGTCCATCTCGTAAATCTTCTGGTAGTTTATATTCTCTGTCTACTTCCTCTTGTAGTTTTTCAGTGTCTGCTATGTGGCGTTTTCGTTCCTTCATGGAGCGATTAATAAGTATATCTATAGTTATAAATTGTTTAATTTGTAATTCTTCTGCAGGTAGTACGTCTTCTCTGAATTGTTTTACCAAGCCGATCCATGTGTCTTCAAAGTATTGTAGTTCTCCTGTAGATTTGTCAAATTGTTTTTCTATTTCAACCCAGAATGTTTTAGCATGTAGTTTTCGTCTTAGAGTTTTGTCGGTTTCTTCTTCATCTTTAGATTTAATGCCAATTTTAGATTCAGCTATATATCTCATTACAGGTTTAGCTGTACGATTAAGAGCTTCTGCTATTTCTTCTGTAGATAAAATACCTACATGATTTCTAATAAATTCTTGTTCTTCTAGTCCTAGTTGTCCACGTTTGCGTGGTGGTTTCTTAGAAGTCATAGCCATGTTCTTTCAATATAGTTTTAATACATTCTAGTAATTTGTTAAGATTATTCTTGTAGATCTTATCTCCATATTTTAATTTAAGATATGTTGATCTGTGTTGTGCAGGAATGTTCTCATCTAATATTTTTAAAACTTGTTTGTTGGAAACTATTTCTAATATGGAATTATCACTAGCTAATTTAGGAATACTGACATTTTGTTCTTTAAGGTCTTCAATACCTACGGGCTTCATTATGTTCTTTTTATTTGTGTTACGATTATTCCATGTATTGTATTCTTCACAATTAGTCTTGTCGTCATATTCATTACATTGGTTTGTGGATGTGGCACAGTGAGCATCATAAAATACACAAGATAAACAAGGCTTATCAGGTCTTTGATAATTGTCTCGTTTATAATTAAATAATCTATTTCTTACATGGGTCCATAGGAAGTTTTCTAGTGGACGTTTATTATCATATTTTTCTAATCCTTCTAACGCAAAGATAGCTGCTTGTTGCTTCATATCCTCGTAACTATGATATCCGAATTTAAATTTATGTCCAAGTCTTTTACTTATGTTCTCTAATACTGTTAAAAATTCTTGTTCTGATACTCCGTTAGCTAGCGTTGTCTTCTTCTTCTTGCGTTTCGTTGTCTTCTTCTTGCTCATGTAGTAGTTCAGCTATAGCCTTACCCTCTGGTTTGTTTAAATCATCCGTGACGTCTAGTGATCCTGAAGCTTTAACTTCCAGAATGGAATCAATGTTTTTAATATCACTCATTTTTATCTTGCCTCAATTGTAAAAATTTCTATTATTATATTAATGATACACGATTTGTCAACTTTAAAGGCATAAAATATGAGAATATATAAGAAATGGAGCAGTGAAGAACTGTGTTTTATAGCGGAAAACTGTAATAAAATGAAAGATAAGGAATTAGCAGCACTATTAAGTGAAAGATCAGGATCTAAGGTAACAGTGGATATGCTACGCAGACAAAGAAGAAAATTACAGATCAGGAAAAAGCGAGGGAGACCTTTTAAAGGAGAGAAAATATGCCTAGACCAAAAGGAAGCACAGACGTAAAGAAAAGAAAAAGAAAAGTATTTCTTACGTCACAGCAAGAAAGAGAGATTGTAAAAGATTACAATAAAGGAGTTCCGTCTCTAAACATAAGAAATAAATATTCTATCAGTAATGCTCAGCTCAGTAACATTAGAAAAAGTAGAAATGTAAAGATTAGAATAAATCATACTGATATTCAGAACTGGGAAATAGTATCAGATTTGAAATCTGTTAAAGGTGTTAGTGGTATCTATGCCATAGTTTTTATATGGAACTATGATGATAATCATCCTGAAAGAGATTATAAAGTAAACGATATTAAATGCTATATTGGTAGTAGTGTGAGTATTGGTACTAGACTAGGTTCTCATAAGAATGAGCTAAGTAAAAATAAGCATTTTAATAAAAAACTGCAAGAAAGATATCATGATAGTGAATTTTCTATTAAGTATGCTATCATCGAAAGATGTGATGAAGATAAAGTTATGCAGAAAGAAAGGGAATATTTGGATAAGTGGAATAGATGTTCTTTATTTAATACTTGGGTAGCTACTAATGAAAAAGATCTTCGTCCTTTTTTAGAAAAAGCAATTACATTAGATAGATACTCAAAGAATTTTACATGGAGCAAGGATAAGTTTTATAATGGTACTCCTTGTAAAGAATCAAATTGTGTCCATAAAAATGGATATGCTCAGATGGAAGTAAAAATAGATGAAGAAAGAAAATATTTTACTAAGCATAGAATAGCATATTGGGAAAAGCATGGAGAGTATCCTGAATTAGTAAGGCATCTTTGTGATAATCCTAAATGTTATAATGCGGAACATTTGGCTAAAGGGAATCATAAGGATAACATGCTGGATAGAAGAGGGGATTTTCCTGAGAAGTTTGAAAAGAAGTGGTTGGAATTTCAAGGAGATGTAGTTAAGCTAACAAAAGAATTTGGATGGAAAGCTAATGTAGGAGTAGTGAGAGGAGGCGAAGCAAGTGCATCAGTATATGAATGGGAAAGAAAGTTAGGAATTAGAGATAAATATCCTGATATTGTTGAAAAGCGAATAGGATATCAAAATAGTTATAGTGCAGAAATGAAGGATTTTATTCGTGAGAGACTAGATTTGAATACAACACGAGAGATTCAAGATCAATTCTTGGAAAAGTTTAAAATGGAAGTTAATAGGAATTTAATATATAGATTAGGTGGGGCACAGCCTGAACCTAAAACTGTAGAACAAATTGAGCGTCAAGTGAAAAATAAAGAAATGTATGATTTTATTAGGGCAAACTTGAGCAAGTATTATGATTGGGAATTGTGTGTAATGGTTAATTTGAAATTTGATATGTTACTATCTCTTGAAAGGTTTTTGACGTTAAGGTTTAAGAAGGGAATATATAGGGGAGGATTAAAACCAAAAGAAACTTTAAGCAGAAAAGAAGCAGATATGTATGGTGGAGTAGAATATAAATATTTCTTGAAAGAAAACTACAAGCTTTATACAGATGAAGAGTTGGCATTTATGGTCTTGGATGAAAAGATTCTAGTAGAACCATATACATATCATAGGATACAAGATTCAAAATATTCAATGGCAGAATTTGTAAGAAGATCTAGACTCAGAGATTTTGGATTCTTAAAAGAAGGAGAAGAAGCAATACCATCCGGGAAAGATTGGCAGACAGGCGAACCGATATATGTGTTCCTGTTGGATAGAGAGTAACAAGTTATCCTTAGAGTTTAGGTAATACATATCTATTATTTCCTCCCTACTATTTTTACATGCCATGCGGCTTATTGAGACTGATTCTCAATCTCATTTTCGATTATATTAACCCCTATAGTGTACAAAAGTGTACTATCTAAGCCTATATGGTAAAAATATCTCAAAATGATACGCGTAGCATATAATTTACTGTACATACGTGTAGTGTGTAGCGAAATGCAATGCAAAATGCTACACTGTGTAGCAAAATGCAAAGGGTGTTTCATATTGAGAATACAAAAAAGCCTATAAAACAAGTATAAAAAATTTTTTTAGTTTTGGCACGCCGATTGCATCTATATAAGGTATCAGAAAAAAAGTTTTACCTTTAGGAGTTTAAATTATGAGTAACAATTTTGAAATTTTCTACGTTACCGATTGCTGCGGTTCTTATGTCCCATCCGATGCTCAGATCTGCCCTGATTGCTTAGAACATTGTGAAGTGATCGAAGATCGTGTCGATTATGAGGATTCGGAGTCTGTACACTTTCAGGCTAGTCTGGATTTTTACGGGGCAGGCTAATGCTGCCCTTGCAATCTGTCGATATATATATTAGACTGGCATTATTCACCACCCACTAAGGACACCACATTATGAGACGCAAAAAAGCAATTCCAGCAAGTCTACGGCTGCAAGTGATCGATCGTGACAATGGCCGATGCCGTGCTTGTGGTATCGGTGACCGTGACGCCCTGCAAGCTGACCACATTGTGCCGGAGTCGAAGGGCGGTGAAACAAGTCTTGACAACCTGCAAGCCCTGTGCGGTGTGTGCAACAATCGCAAACAAAACACACAAGTCAAATTAGCAATCCGTCCAGCGGTCGACGGGTTCGGTGACTATGCTGAGGTGATGCAGGCAAGAACAGACTTCTTAGAAACACTTGCCGAAGTCAGACAGTCAGAACTTGTCAGACTTAAAGGTATCGTAAAGGCATGGCGTCAGGCCAACATCCGAGGGTGCATCATCCGCAACCGTCTGGAGAAAATGGTTGACAAGCGTAAAGTCGAGAGTATACTAAGGTCTACACGATAGGAGGAAAGAATGAAAGAATCACACCTATACTTAGAATTGAACAAGATGAACACTAGACAGTTGCAATTATATTTGGTAAGCTGTCAAGAGTAT